GACGTGGGTTACTTCGAATGGTCGAGTCCGACGGAAGTGCTATCGATTGAGAATGCAGCCTTTGCCAATCCTGGTCTTGGAATAACTATTCATCCAGATAATATCAAAGCCGTTTTCAATGATCCTGTCGAAGTCGTAATGACCGAGGTATTGTGCAGATGGGTTCAAACAATCTCCAGCGTTGTCGGAGCAGCTGAATGGAATGAATGCACTGATCTGGACGTCGATCTGGACACCGAGAAGCTAACTTGGCTGGCAATCGATTGCTCGCCTGATCGCAGATTTGCAGCGCTAGTCGGAGCGCAAAAATTAGGCGATGAAAAGTTTATAGTGAAGCTGCTTCATACCTGGGAAAATGGCGTCCAGCTCGATGATCGGGAAATTGCCAATGATGCGGCTAAATACTGCCGCGAATATCCAATCGAGTATCTATTGTACTCAAGGCGTACATCTGGGGCGGTTGCAGCCAGGTTACAGCCAGCGGGAATCCCAATTTTAGATATGGATGGCGATTACCCGCAAAGCTGCGACATGCTTCTTGGCGCGATCAATGGCGGTCGGCTTCGACATCGAGGGCAGCCCGAACTTACAACGCAAATGCTTTCAGCGGTCCAATTACGTCGAGGCGATGGGGGCTGGGTCATTGGACGTAGAGCTTCACAATCGGCGGTCTGCGCTGCCGTTGCAACAAGTCTCGTTACATTTTACGCGACACGCCCAGAGACCGAGTTTGACATATTAGTGGGTTGATCCTTGACCCTTGAGAGAATTCGTGCATGGGATTCAGAGACATCTTTGTTCGAACATCAAAAGAAACGTCCTTAACATACGACGTCTCTGCTTCTCTTGCCCCGGTAACTTCGCTGGATTCACTTTCGCCATTCTTTCGCGGTAATCGAACAGCTACACGTCAAGAAGCGATGAGCGTTCCCGCAATTGCTCGAGGTCGCAATTTAATCTGTTCATCTATTGCATCGATTGAACTCAACGTCATTGATCGTCAAACTGGAATGAAAGTTGATCTGCCGCGCGTTATTCGCACACCTGATCCGCGCATTCCTGGAGTCGCGACGTACGTCTGGACTTTGGAAGACCTGCTTTTCAGTGGGTACGCTTACTGGCAGATTACAGAATTATTTGCCGACACGCAGCGAGTTCGCAGCGTTCAAAGAATTGCACCTGAACGCGTAACGATAAACACAAATTCAGATTCAACAGAGATCGAATCTTATTCAATTGATGGTCATACACCTCTGCCGCTTTCAGGCGTCGGATCACTTGTTGTCTTTTACGGAAACGATGAAGGATTGCTCAATCGCGCTGGAATGACAATTCGAACTGGCGCAGAATTAGAACGCGCGGCTGCAATGTACGCGCGAGAGCCAGTTCCGCAAATGGTATTGAAATCCAATGGCACTGCATTGCCAGCCGATCGAATTGCGAAACTTTTAGAGTCCTGGGGTGTAAGTCGTAGAAATCGCACAACGGCTTTTTTAAATGCTGACATTTCATTGGAGACTTTGGGCTTTGATCCAGAGAAGTTACAGCTCGCAGCTGCCCGTTCCTACATTGCCACCGAACTTGCCCGCGCTTTGGGAATCCCGGCGTATTTTATCGATGCCGAAACTGGATCATCAATGACGTACAGCAATGCAACGACAACACGTCAGACATTGCTTGACTTTTCTTTAATACCGCTGATGAACAGCGTGACCGAAAGACTATCCATGCCAGATTTCGTTCCATCAACGCAGCGCGTGGAATATGCGCTCGATGATTACTTGCGCGGTTCAAATCTTGAGCGCGTTCAAATTTATGAAATTCTCAATCGCATCGGCGCATTAAGTGCAGATGAAATCCGAGTAGCAGAGGAAATGATCAGATGAAAGTACTAACACCGTTTACAATCACAGCCGCCGATTCAGAATCGCGGACAATTACTGGTCAAATCGTTCAATTTGATACGCCAGCAAATGCATCGACTGGCAAAGTTTTATTTAAGTCTGGTTCATTAATCCCGGCATCGGTCAAACTTAACCTTGAACATGATTCAGCTAGACCCATCGGAAAAAGCATCGGGATGGAACTTTCGCCAGATGGCAAGTCAATCAATGCGACGTTTAAGATTTTGGAAACAAACGCCGGGAATGACAGTTTGATCGAGGCAATGCATGGTGTACGCGACGGATTTAGTGTTGAAGCGAATGTCTCAGATCATGGATTTAACGAGGACGGCACAATGGTCGTCAATTCGGCTGAACTCGTAGGCGTTGCGCTCACACATAAACCGGCATTCGATCAAGCTCGCGTCAGTCACGTCGCAGCGACAACCGATGAAATACCAGTAATACCAGATGAAAACCCAACCGAAGGAGAACCAGTGGACACCACTACCGAAACAAAAGAAGCGCCAGCCGTTGAAACGGTAGAGGCTTCACAGCATGTAATCCAAGCAAATCGTCCCGCACCAATGTTTACCAAGCCACGCAGCCCAATTGTAAATATGGGAACATGGATGGAACATTCAATCAAAGCAAAACTTAATCCAATGTCAGATTCTGCGATTTACGTTGCAGCTGCAAATGATGATCTTGGAACTACAAATCCAGCATTTAATCCAACCCGCCAATTGGCAGAAGTGATTAACGGACTAAGCAACGGTACACGCGGAGCAATTGATGCAATCAGCCGAGGCACATTGCCAGACGCAGGGCTTCAATTTGAAATCCCTAAAATTTCTCAAATCGCAGTTGTCAATCCAGTTGCAGAAGGTGGCGCAGTAACAAATACCGGAATTGAGTCAAGTTTTATTTCAGTTCCAATCACTCGCTTTGCTGGGCGCAACATTCTCACCACAGAAATCATCGAGCGCAGCTCACCAGATTTCTTTAACGAACTCGTTCGAATCATGGGCGCATCAATGGCTTTTGCTCAGAATAAATATGTCGCAGATCAAATCAAGACAGATGCAGTAGCTGATGGAACTTCAACAGCTAACACAGCTGCAGGTTTGATTGGATACGTCAGCCGCGCAAATGCAGCCGTTTATGCAGGCACACAACGCTTCGCACAAAACATCTTGGTATCGCCAGCACAATGGACAAATATCATGGGCTACAACTCAAGCGGAATTCCGCTGTTTAATGCTTATCAGCCATCCAATCAAGCTGGTCAAGTCAATGGACAATCACAGCGCGGAGCAGTCCTTGGCTTGAATTTCTACGTCGATAACTCTGGCGAATTTACCGGACAAGGCGATGATTCAATGGTCGTCCTTCAGCCAGATGCATTTACTTGGTATGAGAGCGGAAATTATCGTCTAGATGTTAATAAGCCATCTGACGGAACAGTTGAAGTCTCACTCAATTCTTATGGTGCATGCGCCACAAAGATTGCAGCTGGCGGATTACTAGTCATCAGCTAATAACTAATCATCGACCGTAGCCGCTCCCGGATGCGGTCGAGCAGACGAAGGGAACGGAAATGCCACAGATAGTCACCGCGGGCGAACTGCGATCAATCCTTGGCGTTTCCGTATCTCTTTATTCTGACGTTTATCTTGAACAAATGATTGATTCGGCTGAACTTACAATCTTGCCATTGCTTACAGGTTATCAATCAGCAATCACAGAAATTTATGTTGAGAATTCGATCGCGTATTACGGAACACAGCGCGTCAATTACTTCGTTCCTGGTCAAAGTGTTGTCATTACTGGATGCGGCGATTATGACGCAACAGTGACAGTCACCGATGATCGCATTGCCCCATTCGTTTTTACATCTGCAACCGTCGAGGCAGATAGCACATACACGATCCCCCAGATTCCGGCAGGGCTGGCGTGTATAGATGGGGCGACCGCTGGCGACCTATACGCTGGCGTCGCACCCATTAAGTCTGCGATTCTTGTTGTAGCCGTCGAAGTCTTTCAATCTGTTACAGCTCCGGGCAATCAAATCATGAGCGATCAATTTCAGCCATCGCCGTTTATTTTGGGACGCAGCTTGAGCAATAGAATCATTGGGCTACTTGGTCCATTTTTAGAAGTCGAAACGATGTGTTTATGACCATCGAAGCCGACGTCCGCACACCATTGCAGACTGCACTGACATCGATTGCAGCCAATGTCTATAACGGCATTCCAGAGGCAATGACTAGCCCATCAATAGTTCTTGTTCCTGATTCTCCATATTTGGAAAGTACTTTAATCAATGGAGCGACCACAAAAGTCAAGATCAATTTTCTTGTCACTGGCGTTGTCGGCTATTCAAGCAATGCCGCAGCTTTGACCAATCTTGAGGATTTGATGATCTCAATCATTTCAACCATGCCCGGCGGATACACCGTTGGAGATGTCAGCGCACCAACACCTTTGGAAGTCGGCACAGGAAAATTCTTGACAGCTGATTTGCAAGTCTCAACGTACTACACCGACTAAGGAGAAAAAGAAATGCCAACAACAATCATCACCGGCAGAGACATCACGTTCACAATTGACGGCGATGATTTTGATGCCCAAGCTACTTCAGCGACTTTAACAGTCGATTCAACAATCAATACGTATCAAACTTTGGACGGAAAAAGTTATTTTACGACTGATACTCAAGGCTCGTTTGCCGTTGAAATGTTAGCCGACTGGGGAGCAGCTTCATCATTGTGCGAAGCGCTTTGGACAGCGGCAACAAACGCACCACAGACTGGACTTGCAGTCGTATTAGTGGCAGACACAGGCGCATCATTTGCGTTTGACGTTCAGCCAATCTTGCCATCAGCGGGCGGCACTGCACCAGATGCGCAGACCGTTTCACTTGCATTCACTTGCGTAACCACGCCAGTTCTAACAATCAGCTAATAAAAAGGAGACCGGGAGCATGAAACTACCAATAACAATCGAATATACAGCAGGAAATAGTGAAACCTACACTGCACAGCCCCCAGAATGGGCGCGTTGGGAGCAGAAAACAGGTTTTATTATCTCGCAAGCGCAAGACAAGATCGGGATTGGCGATTTGATGTTTCTGGCGTACCACGCCATGAAACGCGAAGCCGCTGGTAAGCCAGTTAAGTCTTTTGAGATTTGGAGCGAAACCGTTGCCGAAATAACAGTCGGTGATGAGATAGCCCCAAAAGTTACGCCCCCGGAAGCATAAATCGAATCCTTTGGGATTTGGCAATTACGACCGGGCTTAGCCGATCAGAATTTGAGCTGGCTGAGGATATAGTTACAGCGATCGAGATACTGGAGAAGCGCAATGGCACAGGACGCGATCGCTTATGACAAGAGTGATCTGCGCGGTGTACTTAAGGCATTCAAAGCTATGGATGAGGAAGCTACTGCCCAAGCCAAAACCGTAAGCGGTGGTCTAGCCACTTACGTTCAAGGCAAGATTGTAAGCGCTGCAAATCTGCGCCCTAATGATGCAGCCAACAGAATTGCAGCGGGATCGCGTGTATCGAAGTCATCAAAGATCGGTGAATTGTCATTTGGCTTTGCATCTCAAAAATTCTCTGGGGGCGGTACAACGCAACAGCTTTGGGGCGGTTATGAATTTGGATCAAATAAATATAAGCAATTCCCGATCTGGTCTGGGAGCGAAGGTCGCGGATCAAAGGGCTGGTTTATCTATCCAACGCTGCGAGCCGAGCAACCGAATATCATTGCAAAATGGGAGAATGCCTTTAGCGAAATCCTGAAGGAGTATTGATGGCTGGTCAAAGTAGAACCTTAAAGCTATCGATTCTGGCTGACGTCGATCAGCTTAACAAATCCTTAAAAGCAGCCAATAACGACGTCGAGAATTCATCGTCAAAGATTGGCGACTTCGGCAAGAAGGCTGGACTGGCATTCGCCGCAGCTGGGGTAGCAGCTGCTGGATATGCGATCAAGATTGGCGTTGATGGCGTCAAAGCCGCACTTGAGGACGAAAAGGCACAAAGGATTCTAGCTTTAACTCTTGAAAATACAACTAAGGCAACCGTTGGTCAAATAGATGCAGTCGAAAAATACATTACAAAAACTTCACTTGCAGTCGGTGTAACTGATGACCAATTACGTCCAGCTTTTAGTCGATTGGTGAGAAGTACAAAAGACGTTGAAGAAGCTCAAAAATTGCTTAATCTGGCGCTTGATATTTCTAGCGCTACGGGAAAGCCACTTGAGGCAATTTCTAACAGCCTTGGAAAAGCCTATGATGGAAATACCAACGCGCTTGGTAAACTTGGTTTAGGTATTGATCAAAACATTCTTAAAACCAAAGATTTTAATTTGGTTTATGAAACTCTACGATCATCATTTAAGGGATTTGCTGAAGGAGAAGCGCAGACATTTCAAGGCAGACTGGATCGATTAAAAGTCGCATTTGATGAAACGAAAGAAACTATCGGCTTTGCTTTGTTGCCAATTCTCCAAAAGTTTTTAGATTTAGTTACCACATTTATCTTGCCAGTCGTCAATAAATTCTCTGATGCAATAAGTTCAAAATCTCCCGGCGGTCTAGGCACACGCATTCAAGAGACCGTTGCAGTAGTTCAATCCTATGCAACACCAATCTTTGAAGGTTTAGTCAAGTTATTTAGCAAAGTTCGAGATGCCATTGTAGAAAACAAAGACGCATTTCAATCATTCTTTGAAGTAGTTAAAGTCATTGCCCCAATCATCGGCAAAGTCATTGGCGCGGCTTTAAGTGTAATTGGAGACATTGCTGGCGTGGTTATCGATCTATTCGCCAAAGTTCTTGCGGTCATCAAGCCCATCTTGAATTTTGCAATTGATGCAGTAAACGCAATTATCAAAGGACTCAATTTAATTAAACCCGGTGCAGATATTCCAAGCGTCAAAGGCATCACATCAACGCCCGGAACATTTAGCAACATCTCTGGCGTTTTAGGCAATACCGCACCGACAATTACAGCTCCAAGCCCCGTAAAAATTACCGTTCCAAGCTCATCAGGTATTAAAACAGCTTCATCAAGTGCATCAGTAGCGGCGGCTTCAGGTTTTGGCGGTTTTGCTTCTGATAACACCGCATCATTTGCTGAATTAACGCCGGGCGTTCCCTTAAACGTCACAGTCAATCAAGGCATTGTGGGCGATCCAGAGGCGGCAGCTAGAGCGGTTGTTGATGTACTCAATCGATCATTCTTCAGAGGAACAGGCGGCGCAACCGCGTTGCAATTCGCACAATGACAATTTTTAATCCAGTCTATAAAGTCACAATTAATGGCGTTGAATATCAGTCATCAATTTTGGCAAATCTAACAATCACATCTGGACGAAATAATATATACGAGCAAGCGCAAGCTGGATATGTCAGTCTTGAGCTGATTAATTTGGATCAATCAAACGTCGCTATCGACATCAACAATTCTTTGACCGTAGAACTGCAAGATTCGACAGCTACATTCGTTCCCATCTTTGGCGGCTCGGTGGTCGATATTACGATCTCGGTTGCCGAGCTTGGCAATGTAGCATTTGCGCAACGTATAAAGATCATTGCACTCGGCGCTTTGGCTAGACTGCCCAAGGCACTAACAGATGGAGTCTTGACACAAGATTTCGACGGGGATCAAATTTATACAATTTTAAGTCAAGTTCTTTTTAACACTTGGCAAGAAGTTCCACAGGCATTGACTTGGGCAACCTATGACCCGGCAACGCAATGGCAAGATGCCGAAAATACAGGATTGGGCGAAATCGATCAGCCCGGCAATTACGAGCTTGCTCAGCGTTCATCAAGTCGAACTGACGTTTATTCTTTGGTTTCAGCCTTGGCAACTAGCGGCTTGGGCTATATTTACGAAAACGCCCAAGGTCAGATTTCGTACGCGGACTCAACACATCGAACAACTTATCTTGCGGCAAATGGTTACGTTGATCTGACAGCCAATCACGCCCAAGGCTCAGGGTTAAGCATCCAATCACGCGCTGGAGATGTCAGAAATACGATCACTCTCAAATATGGCACAAATTCAACATCCGAGGTTGATGCGATCAATTCACAGTCGATTGGTCTATACGGGCAACTGGCTCAAATCTTTACGACAACAGTCAAGCATTCAGCCGACGCTCAAGATCAGGCAGATTTTTATTTGGAATTGCGAGCATTCCCAGAATTTAACTTTAACTCAATCACTTACCAGCTAACCAATCCAGAAATCGATGATGGCGATCGGGATTCACTGATTAATGTTTTCATGGGCATGCCACTTAGCATTGCCGATCTGCCGCTTAATATGTCATCGGGAACATATTTGGGCTTCGTTGAGGGCTGGACATTCCAGGCGGCTTACAATGAAATCAGTGTAAGTCTTAACATTTCACCTCTGGCTTACTCATTGCAAGCTATGAGGTGGAACGACGTGCCGATTGTCGAAACCTGGCAATCACTAATTCCAACGCTAGACTGGGCTAACGCGACGCAGGTCGCATAAGGAGAAAAGATGAGTAATCCAACCAATCCATTTTCGTGGCAAATGCCGACAGCCGTAGATTTGGTCACAGATTTGCCAGCGGATTTTGAAGTTTTTGGTCAAGCCGTTGCAACATCGATGGCGGATTTATTAGGTGGAACTACCGGGCAAGTCTTGGCAAAAACATCAGCAACCGACATGGATTTTACATGGACAACGCCGCAAGTCGGTGACATTACCGGGGTCACTGCTGGCGTGGGTATTACAGGCGGCGGTACTTCTGGAACAGTTACCGTCACAAATGACATGGCAACGACAATCACGACCGCTGGAGACTTGATTTACGGAACTGGGTCTGGGACTTACACTCGCCGCGGCATTGGTTCAACTGGAAACGTGTTGACCGTCTCTGGTGGTGTTCCCACATGGGCTGCGCCAGCTGGCGGCGGAAAAGTTTTGCAGGTAGTTCAAGGCACAACAGGAACAGCCACAACTCTTAACACAACTACATTTACCGAC